CAGAGTAAATGTCAATATCTTTTTCAGCAGCCATTCTCAGATAGTTCTTAGCAAAGATATAGGTATTATTCAAAGCACCAAGAGTATAGTTACCAAAGACAATCTCTGACTTATTACCTTCTGTAGTAATGATTCTATCACCTACAAAGTTCTCGACTTTATCTTGGGCAATCTCTTCAACTTGCTTGCCTTTAGTAGTAACAGTATAGTTGTCACAGTTGACATTAAAGTCACCCTCTACAGTTAGGTTAAGAGTTCCTTTATAGGTAACATTACCGTTACCATTAACAACCATTACAAAATCATCACCAACTAACTGCACCATTCTTGAGGTAGAGTTTACAAGTATAGTTGTAGTATCTTCAGCATCAGTTCCACCGGGATACATTTCAATGCCTGTGCCGTCTTTATGAACATAGGACAGACGTTCTCCACCCTGAGTATCATCATGTTCAACTCTATGACCAGAAGAAGTTTCTTCTACTTTGTTATAGGGATACTTGGGTTGCCAGTCTGTTTTAACTAGGTCTGTGCCAGCAACACCATCTGGCATTACGATTTTAGATTCCCATTCTTCCCGTGCAGCTTTGTTAGTTGTCGGTTTACCAACATACTCTTCCCGTGGGAATGACTCATCCGGGTCTTTAAATCCTAAGTCAGACATTACTTAAACCCTCTTGCTCTGCTTGCATCAATAAGTTCTCTAACAGTTAAAGAACCTTGAGTTCTAGCATCTGCATTTCTCAAAGTGTTTCTTTTACCAAAAGAGTTCTCTACATATTTAATAACATCAAATCCCGGATCAGTTGCATTTTGATTAATATCAGAATGTCCAAATGCTTGCCCACCCGGAAGAACAACATAGAAACACTTCATAAACTTATGAAAGGTATTCCATTGTGCAGTAGAACAAGAGTTGATATCTTGAATACCATCATTCAATCCACCTACAAAGGCAACACTGATACTGTGAGGTAAATGTCCCGACACAGTAGTATGTTCAGCAGCAGAGTTAATAGGTTTATTAATCTGGATACGGCCATCCCGTAAGATTAAGAAATGAAAGTTTATATCTTCTTGGTTATACTGTGCAAAGAACCAGTTAAGAAGTTCTTCTCTCTTAAAGTTTTGCCTGTAATCACTAGATGTATGATAGACAATAACCTCAGTATATTCTCTTCTAGCAGAACGCAAGTAGGACTCTAGTTCTTCAGGTGTTTCAATAATATCACCTACTTCAACTTTGTCAACATCAAAAATAGAGTTTACATCATCTCCTAAGAAGTCTGACTGTAAAACTTTTAATGCTGGATTGAAAGCATCAGCAAAGTTTATGGTTGTAGTTACTGCCATTATATCTTAACCTTTTTTTGTAAATAGTGGTTTGCCACTACTAGTTCTAACAACTTTACCTTCTTTAGTTCGCACTACATTTGTCAAATCACCAAAAGTATCAGGTCTAGATGCTTCTGTTGGAATAAATGTATTCTTCTCAAACTGTTCTTCAGACACTTTATTCAAATCATTTCCTAGAGCTTTACAGGAACCTACTCCTGCGCCTTCTTCACTACTACCTTTACCAGCAGATGTATTTGCATACTTAACAGTTCCACCTTTGACATATAACATTGCTATACCACCAAGCATCGCAGAAAGTTCAGAAGCATATGAACCTGTAGAACCACCTACTCTTGTTTCGTCTTCTTCTGTTAGTTTACTATTCTTAGTTACAGAGTTTGCATCTAGTGCGCCGGGATGACCGGGTGGAGTTGATTTGAGTGGTTTGTTAGAACCACCGTCAAATGGGTTGTGTCCAGGCTGCTCTGGTTCGTTTTCGTGTTCAGTCTTTTCATTATTAATAACCTTTCCTCCAGCAGCCCCATAATTAGGTTCGGATTGAGGGTCAAATTCATCACCATATGCAAACTCTTCATTTGAATTCAGTTGATTATCTAAAAGTCTCTGCGTGATTTGCGCTCTAGTTTCTTCGTCGTGGCCTGATCCAGCTAAAAGAGTTTGCAATGATCTCTTATTAGCATCCTGTTCAGATGCAACCCCTTGATTATATGTAGATGTAGATGTAGATGTAGACATTACACACTGTTCCTATCTAAAAGGTCATATGCAGTATCTATAGTATTTTGAAGACCATCATTAGTTTTTAAAATATATTCATGAATGATTTGCGCAGCTTGTTCTATAGTTTCTGCTTCCTTTAGTTCAGCACCTCGTAATGATGGGTCGTCTCTCAGTAAGATGAATAAAAACTTAATCTGATTTTCTTCACTATTCAAGTCAAGGTTATTTTCAAAGCAAAACTTATTATACTTTAGAATATTTTGACCACGAAACTTAAAAATACCAAAAGCAAAATCATCTTCAGTTCTACCACCCTGAGTTTTAGTTGGATCAGGTTTAGGTGCAATATTAGTATTACTTGATACTGTATTCTTTCTTAATCCGGGTATTACTTTAGCCATGATAATTCCTTATGGTGCATAACTTGCTCCTGCAATAGCAGCTGCTGAAATTTCCGTAAACCCTTCTTGTTTAGCAACTTCAAAAGCAATCTGCCCAGTAGAAGTATTAGCATATACTATACCACCTACATTAGTAGCATTTGTAGTGTTTCCTGCTCCACCAATATTACTCTTGATAGATGTTGGTTCAATCTTATCTTCAGGAGTAATGTCTTCTCCGGGAGTTTGTTCGATTTTACCAATAGTTCCCATTACCAAAGGGTTCTGTGAATGTTTACCGTCTAGGAAGATACCAAAGACCCATGAACCCTGTTCAATACCTGTAGGACTTCTACCTACACCAGATACTCCACCATATGTAGCAGGGACCATTACTGTTGCCCAAGGCAAGAGTTCAGTAGGAACTTCAGACAAATACGCATTGTGCGCACCATATACCCTGACTCTCACTCTACCAAGTTTTTCAGGGTCATTCTTATTGTCTTCAACAATACCCAAAAACCATCGGGTATCATCTCCATAAAACTCTTTCTGTAAGACCTTATATATTTCCATAACTTTAATTCTGATTCAGTTTCTCACTGCCCAAGCTTGGGTCAGTATCTGTTTTTGTTGCAGTAATAGTAGCAGTAAGTCTATTACTAAAAATCGTATACATTATCTTTTGAATAAGATATTCGCCTGATCTTTTCTTATCACGGACACTATCAATATTAGACTTTTCTTCAGGTGGAATATCTTTTTGAATATAGATATCCATCTTCTTACCAAGTTTATCAAATCCAAATGAAATACCCGGAACAGTAATATTGATAGGCTGTTGATCTAAGAACCCATAAATTGCTCTGGACTGTGCTTTATATAAATGCTTGTCTACAGTTTCTTCTTCTAGGAAAGAGAACTTATCATCAAATAGTTTTCGTGTTACTACCTGTGTAGTATAGGTATTCTGTCCATTATGATAAGGTCTACCAATAGAAAAGTCTGGATCATAGTTATATTTTGTAGAACCATTTGACTTAGGTAAATTATCTAGAGTAGTAGGAAGATCATATATGACTTCTTCTCCACCATATTCATAGGTATCAATAAAGTTATAATATCCACCATAAACATTTCTTGCCATTGCTAACAATGTATCTTCATTATTATTGATAGTATAGTTGGTAATCTTTTTACTAAGAATTCCCCAGTCTTCTTCTTGACCAGCACCTTTATTGGATGTAGTTCCAAAGATATAAGGATCACCGTTATTAAATGGACTTTCCCCCAACAGTGTAGATATATCTGCAAGTTGTAAAGAGTTATCTACCATTGTAGAATAGAAATAGAATGGATGACCATTATTGTTAGTGCATCTTGCAGCCATCCAGTTTGCTGCTTCTAGGGGTGATGTAGTGAAAGGGAACACTACCCGCATATCAGACTGCACTGGACTACCTTTAGGTTCTACAGCTACACCTAATTGTTCTGAACAAATAGTATTACAAATAGCATCTGGTTTGCCTTCATAGGTTTTACTGAAACGAGTGCTGTTACTCAGCAATGCATGTTCTTCAACTAGTTTTACAGAAAAACCAGACTTATCATCACCGACTTTTTGTCCAAAATCAATCCCCATACAAATAAATTCTTTGTTCATAATAGGGTTTGCTTCAGAGTCTAACACAATAATATTGACTCTTTCTTGCCCCTGAAAATGAACCGCATTAGATGCGTTGGCAGAGTCAATAATTACAAGACGGCCTGTGATATAGGGAAGACCAAGGTTTTCATAGATATTGACTTCTGCAACAATCTTTGAAATCTCTTGCCGTGGATATCTTTCAGAAGAAACAAAAACTCTTGTCTGTGCAACATATAAAGGATGATGTCTACCAGTAGTACTCATTAGTAACTACTACCTCCACCACTACTACTACTGCTGCTACCACCATTAGTAGAAGGTGCGGATATACTTGAAGTGTATGAAGTATCTCCAAATCCACTACCAATAACAGTTTCAACCTGCTCCCCTGAAGTTTCAGATAAGATTCTTTTGAACTGCTTATCAAACTGAGTAATCACTTCTGGTCTCAACACCTTAATAGGTCTAACCTCTTCATTTTCTTTTCCATATCGTTCAAGGAAGGTGACAGGAGTAATAGTAGCAGGGATAATAGCATCATAGTTGGTAGCAATATAATCTTCATATTCATTTTGGATGAATACAAAAGAAGAGTTATTATCTAGAACACCATCATCACCAGTAGTTTTATTTGCAAAGAATGGTGACTGACTAATTACCGAACCTGTAAATCCTAAATTCTTATAGGTTACAAAGTTTCTTTCTTTTGGATTTTCAGTATCATTTGCTGTGATAGTGTTAAAGGGAAGTGCAGTAGGTAGGGCAACATTTACATCTGACCTAAACTCAAATCCAATATATTGTGGAGCAGTAGCAGTTATCAAGTCCAGTTGATTATCAACTAAAGTGAATGTATGGTATACAATAGAAGTAGGTGCAGTTCCACCAGAACCTACAATAGAGTTTATGATAGCTCCTAGTTGTAAGGATACAACACTTTGAAGTTCCGCAGTGAATCCTAATACTCCTACTAAGAAGTTAGTCTGCCAATCATCAATCGTATATTCGTCATCGTTGATAAACTGTGATTGTAAAACTCCTGCAATCTGAAGTGCAGTTCCACCCGGAATAAGATTTCCCAAGATTGCCTGAATACCAAGTTCATCCAAACTAAAGTTAGTAAAAATAGAACTAAGATTAGAAATATTAATTTTGTCAATAATAAAGTTAGAGGGGTCGTTAGCATCCACGCCATTCCATCTTACTTCATAAGATACTCTTTGAATAAAGGGAGCATTAGGACTGATATCAACATAGTTGCCACTAGCATTTTCATAGTGATGCTTGGCATTATATTCTTCTACTACTGTATCAATCTTAATATTCTTGTCTACTTCATTCTCTGTAGTAAGAATAGATTCACTATTAATAAAGTTAGCATCAGTAAGAACTTTTGCTGTGATCTGGTAAGTCATTCCAAATGAAAGATCACTAATAGTTGCTTTTGTATTATTCTCTGTGGTAACAATACTATAGTTTGTTGCTACAGTATTTCCTAGAGCAGTTACTATTTCTACTACCCACTCACTAGTATTTACAAAAGTTTCTGCTGTAGTTAGTTCAATCTCTAACTCACTGTTGATAGTAGGTGTTCCAGTGAAAACTCTATCAGCTGGTGTTTTTTCTACAATAATCTGACCCATATCAGGTCGTCTTCTTAAAATCTTTCCAGTAACACCAGATGCTTGACCTTCAATGTTACTACCTACTAAGAACTGCTCTGCAATATTTGCTCTAGTAGTAAAGACAATATTAGGATATTCTTCTTTTGCCTTGTCACTAATCCGTGATCTGGTTAAAGGCCATCCTCTTTCCTTTAGATCATCATTTAGAAGATAGAATGTCCAATGATAGTCAGGAGAACCATATAAGTCGTTAGAAACTTGATCAGGTCTGTCACCGTCTCTCAGGTTATATTCTTGATAGAAAGAAATGTCATCCTTGACTCTATCTATCAAATCAATATAGGCACCAATGTCTTGAACTGCAACAGATGTTGATTCGTTACCAAATCTATAATTGACTGTAGGATAGTTTGTGAAATATGACATATTAATAACCACCTCGAACGTCAGTAGCATCCAATGCTCTTTCTTCTTGGAAAGACATAGACAGTTGAACTTCATTTGCCTTACCATCTGAAAAGAACGAAGCGGACCTTGGGTTTATTACAGTATTTACACTTGTTAGGTAACATGGCAAAATTTTGGGAGCTTGAGACATTTTACCACCCCTATAAAAAAATTCAATACTAAATTTAGTAGGGAAGTTATACCCATATCCTTCACCTCCTAATAGTCTGTCTGGATATGCATTTTCCCTAAAAAAGTCTACTATATTTTCTATAGAGGAAGATTCTGCTGAACTTTGAGGACTCATTAGAAATGAAAATGAAAATGTTCTCAAAGCAACATCTCTAAACACAGAACGTTTATGTGGGTTTGCCGTCATCAGTGACCCTGCTGCAACACCAGCTCTAATTTCTTCAGCAGCAATGCCCTGAATTCCCAAACTCGCCAATGATCCTAACTTATTAAGTAGAGCCTTTGGATCCGACCCTAAAGTGTCCATGCTACTTAGTCCATTTGTAGCTTGGGCATCCGCTTTGTTTATTAGATCACTAAGTGCTTTACCGCTCACACCATTTTCCCGTGCGGCTTCGGCAGCTCCAAACGCAATATTACCTGCAACGCCTAAGTTAGTGTTATCATATACAATTCCATCAGAAAAGTTTACTGCTTCAGGGAGATATAAAGAACACTGACCAGCAGATTTACCACCCTTTGCCTTAAACATAACACTGGCTTTGTATTTTTCATCTGGTTCAACTGGATATCTTAAACCCGCAGCTGCTGGAGTTGCTACATCTACCATTAGTAATCCCTATAAATATTTAAATAGTTTATACTTATTTATATGGTGGTTATGAAAACTTACAAAGGTAAATACAAGATTAAGAAACCTGAGAAATACGACGGAGACCATACAAAGGTTATTTATCGTTCTTATTGGGAAAAGTTTGCGTTCAAATGGGTTGAAGACCAAACTAATATTAAATCATGGTCTTCTGAAGAGACTGTAGTTCCTTATCTTAGTGCCGTTGACAACAAATATCATCGGTATTTTGTTGATTTGAAACTAAATATGAAGGACGGTAGTGTTGTTCTGGTAGAGATTAAACCAGATAAGCAGACCCGTCCACCAAAGAGTAAACGCAGAACAAAAAGATTTATATCTGAATCACTAGAATATGTTAAGAATGAATGTAAGTGGAAAGCAGCTAAAGAGTATTGCCTAGATAGAGGGTGGCACTTTCAGATATGGACCGAACACACACTAAAGCAAATGGGGATGAAGTTCTAAATGGCAGGACTATTTCAAAAACTAGAGTTTGAAGCCTTTCGTAAAGGGATTACTCCACGGAGTAAAGAGTCCCGTGCATGGTTCATGAACAAGGCAAAGAACTTGAATGTCAGTAGAAGCAAACTGATGAAAGAAGACCCTATTGAACTGCGCAGTCGTCCTGCTGTGGGCAAGATGTATATGTATTTCTATGACCCTAAGCACAAAGAGACACTGCCCTACTATGACAGGTTCCCATTGATTGTAATGGTAGGTCCAGCACCTAAAGGTTTTATGGGACTGAACCTGCACTATCTTCCTCTTGCTATTAGAGCAAAGTTTCTAGATGCACTGCTCGACACTATAAATAATGAAAGATATGATGAATCTACTCGGTTCAGGTTGTCCTATGAAATGTTAAAACGTGCATCTAAGTTAAAAGCATTTAGACCTTGCTTGAAAAGGTATCTAAGTTCCCATGTGCGTTCTAGACTTGCTATGGTTCCTGCCCCTGAATGGGAGATTGCTACGTTCTTGCCTACAGCAGACTTTGAAAAGGCAAGCAGCAGTGAAGTATACAAAGACTCCAGAAGAAAGATGAGAGCATAACATGGCAACCATTGAAGACTTAAAGGCAGCGATGTCTGCAAAGGCACCAGCTAGACCGGATAGGTATCGAGTTAGGATTCCGGGGTTGAATGCTGTCGGTGATATTCTTTGTCAGGCAACAAACTTACCGGGTAGACAGATTACCACTACTGAAAGACGTATTGGTATGGTCACACAAAAGATGCCCTATGGATTTATCTTTGATGATGTAAGTCTAACATTTTTACTAGATAATGAATATGTCATTAAAAACTATTTTGAAGACTGGCATGAAGACATTATTGGGTTTGATACCTATGAGTTAAAATACAAAAATGACTATAGCAAAACTGTAGAAATCCAACAGTTAGACAAAGAAACTGAATCTGTAGTATATGGGGTTAAGTTAAAAAATGCTTTCCCTGTTACCATAAGTCCTATTGAGTTAGGAGATGGACTACAAAACCAAATCACCCAAGTAAACGTGCAGCTGGCATTCACTGATTGGGAACGCACTACTTAATGGAGTTACTATAACATGGCTTTACCTAAACTTAATGAGTCGATTAAATATACTACTAAAATTCCTTCTACTGGCAAAGAGGTTAAGTTTAGACCTTTTCTCATCAAAGAAGAAAAGATTCTTTTGATTGCAATGGAATCTCAAGACCAAAAGATTATTATTAATGCAATTGGTGATACTGTCAATTCTTGTATGATTGAAGATATTGATATTTTTGAGATGCCTATTTTTGATCTTGAATACTTGTTCTTGCAAATTCGATCCAAGTCTGTAGGAGAAACGTCATCAGTAAACATTGGATGTAAATCTTGTAATCATAAAAACGAAGTTATCATTCCTATTGATGATATTAAAGTAACTAATCCTAAAACAGATAAAAACATCAAACTAAATGATGAAATTACTTTGTCTATGCAATATCCATCATTAAATGATATTCTAAAAACAAATGCATTAGACAATAATACTGAAATTGAACGAAACATGGAAACATTCTATGCTTGTTTAGAAGCAGTAGAAACTGAAGAAGAAAGATTTATGGTCAAGGATGAACCTCATGAAGAGATTGTCAACTTTGTAGAATCTTTAACTTCTTCTCAGTTTGAAAAAATCAAGAAGTTTGTTGATAGTATTCCTTCTTTAAGACATACTCTAAAATTTAATTGTGAATCTTGTGATACTGAAAACACTAGAATCTTGCAAGGAACGAATGATTTTTTTTGATAAGCCTTTCTCATGAAACGTTACTAAATCTATATCATACTAATTTTCAATTAATGCATCATTATCGGTATTCATTAAGTGACATTGAAAGTTTAATGCCTTGGGAAAGGGAAGTTTATTTGTCATTGTTAGTCAGTCATCTTGAAAATGAAAAAGAAAAAAGAAAGCAACAAGAGCAGAGAAGATAAATGGCAACGTTTGTACAAGTAATTGAAGAATTAAAAGAGAGCATGTTTGACCTACAGGTTGAACAGGATGAAACCACTCAGGCGATTAAATCTCTTGATGGACGTATGGCAGAATTTGTTGCTCTTGCAGGTAGAGACAGATTAGAAGACCTTGAAGATAGACGTGAATCAAAACGTGCATCACAAAAGCAAAAGCAAGAAAAACAAAACAATAAAGGTCGTAAAAATTCTAAGAAAGGTATTGGTGGGTTAGGTATCGGTGATCTCGCTCAAGCATATGTTCAAGGTCGTTTAGGAATGGCATTATTGAGTGGGTTAGGCGCTTTAATGACGACCCCAGCAGGAATTGCGATAATTGCTGCTGTAGCTGGCAGTGCTTTTCTTTATGGTAGAGATAAATTAAAAGACTATGAGGCTGGAGTAGCATTAGCTAAAGACCCTTTAAGAGAAAAAGAATTGGATGCAATACGAAATTTTGCAGAGGAAACTAAAAAGATTCAGGAAAGTGACACTCTAAACCCGTTCGACAAAACAGACGCACGGATGATCCTGACTAGAAGATTGGAGCAAGAAGTTAATGATGGGACTACACCAGAAACTGTGAAAGAAGTGCAAGAAAGGCAATTAAGAATTCAGCAGATTATTAGAGCTGGTAGGGATGAGACTGGCAATCCTATTTTCACAGAAGAAGAACAAGATGCTCTTTTAGGTAAAATTGGTGGGACTGCACGGGGAAAACTATTGGAATTTTCAACGGGCCCGATGTTAGAAAGTTTGGTTGATGAGAATGGAAATTTTGATACTGAACAATATGAGAGACTCGGAGATAAAGAGACTTTTCTCGAAAAAAGAGGAGAAGCTCCACTTGCTGTTATAGATGATCAAGGTCAAATTGATGTAATGGCATCTGCTGCACAAAATTTCACTCTTGATCCAGAAAAAGCAGTTAGTGCTGAAGAATTTATGAAGCAACCAGCTGGAATTAATCCTCAACCAAACTTTTACAGTGATGCAATCGTGCGAATGATGGATAGGAACTACATCCCACCTGCTGCGGGGACATTGCAATATGAAGAACTTATGAAGCAAAATAGTATGTTTCAAATGCCTCCAATTAGTCAAGATATCATTGGACCAATAGTCGAGACTGCTATAAAAAGTTTAAGAACAGATGATAATCTTGGCCTTGGATTCTTTGGGGCTCCAAGTGCAGGACTTGATATTAATGAACTGAGAGATATGAATCTTGACGTTGAAAAATTATCAATTGAAATTCCCCCTAATCTTGGAGGGCAAGTTCTAAGTATATTAGGTGAAGGATTAAATGTAGGTGGAACTACAGTAATTAATAATCAAACCACTAATAACGTTTCTGGTGGTGGTGGAGGCGGTGGAGCAACTGCTGTTAATACCAGTTCATCTTCTGTTGCACCATCTAACGACTATCACGGAACTTTAGATGCTACACAGGTTATCGGCGGCGCACCTAATAGATAAAAAAATCCCCGGTGGGAAGTCCTTAAAACACCGGGGATTTTCTCTAACTATCAGTCTTCATTTGCAAGACGTGAGAAATATGACATAGTGTCATCATCCCCATCTGCGTCTGCAATACTTGGTGCAGATACTGGTTCCACAGATTTCATAGGAGCAGTATCAGCAGTGATTGACAAATCTTCTGTCTGCTGTGGAGTAAATGTTCCACTAACACCGAGAACAGCATCCAGACGTGCTTTCAGCTCTTCGTAAGACTTGTAGTTAGTAGGGTCTGTAAACTCGCTGAGTGGATAGACCTGACCATAAATCGTATCCAGTTTATCATCATCTGCCAGTACAGCAGTAGAAGAAAACTCAGAACGATCATAGTTGCGGTAACCATCTACTTGACGAATCTTCAGTTTAAAGTCAGCCCCTTCCCAGAAATCAAATGGATTTACCGGAGCATCATCAGGAAACTCAGGTTGCATAGATTCCATCAACTTGTCGTGAATCTTTTTACCATACTGGTAAAGGAACACCTTGCCTTCATTCTCTGGATTGCCAGAGTCAGATACAACATAGATGTTAGAAACATACTTCAGGCGACGTTTCTGGTCCCGTGCAGTCTGTTTATCTTCATCACGACCAGTATTCCACAGTTGAGAGTTTAACTCCCCTACAGGGTCTTTCTGACCAAGGGAGGTAAGTGATTTTTCAATATACCACATACCTGTAGTCTTGCCTTTAAAGCCATGGTCCCAATAGCGGACCCAAGGAAGTTCTTCACCTTCTGGTGCAGGAAGGAAACGGATAACAGCATAACCATTACCTGCCTTATCTACAGTAGGTTTCCAGACACGTTCATCTGGACCATTACGAACATCAGCTGAGGATTCATTCAACTTTGCTGCTGCATTAACGAGTTTGTCAATGGAAGAACCACGGGACTTTTTAAGATTTGCAAGCGACATATATTTGTATTCCTTTTGTATATTTGTATTCAGTTATATTAAGAAGTGTATCATACTATAAAATTCACGGGTTGTCAATCATTATTTTCAAAGGTGATTGAACCTTCTTCAGTCTCCATACTAGATGGAGTTCCTACAGACAGGATATCTTTCAAACTTAATACAGAAATCCCGCCGTCTTGTTCTACATAATCATAATCATTTGTCTGGACAGAAACACTCTCCGATTGGAGGAAGTCCGTCGTCAAAGCTTGGTTCTGTTCCTTCATCCACAATCTCCGATTCTGGTTGCTGATCAATTGGTGTAATCTCTTCAACTGGCACCTCTGTTACAATTTCGGGTTCAATTACAGATGTCTCTTCTGACTGATTGAGTCTACCAAGAAGTTCATCCTGATAGACAAAAGAACATGCACCGATTCCAAGAATAACCAGCACAAATGGAATATACATTCCGATTAGTCTTAACATAAATTTCCCCATTCGTTCCTCACAATGGTAGTGTATTAATTCTTTCAAGGTAATTTAGGTTACGAGCTTCAACTTCTAACTTATCCTTGATTGAGGTATTTATCAACACACTAACACGTTCTGCTTCGATTTGATTTGCTTTCATAATATCTACAATAGCATCCATATAGGACTCACGTTTCTCAAAGACATATGATTCTACCATATCACAAAAACGTTTCTTAGTTAGTATTTTGTCTTCAATATTCATAGTTCTTATTGCTCACAAATTCTTGATATGCTTCATTACCATACAGGATTTCACTAATGTCATAGGATTGAGCATATTCTAAGTCATAAGCAGCAATCTTTTCCATACGTTTCTTCATACGGAATTGAGTGTCAAAGTGCTTCTTACGGAGTTTGGTTTTCAAAGTTGCCATGTTACTATATCCTTTCTCATTATTGCACTATGTATGAATGTATACTATTTTTCTGGAGTTGTCAAGACAAATATTTATAAGGTATCTAAAGGTTGGTAGTAGTCATAGACACTTTCAGCATAACGCAAACGGTCATCATAGATGTGAATAATCTTATTAATACCGTCGCATCCTTGCACTGGATGTGCCTGAAGCATACCTTCATATTGCTGCATTAGTAGATTTAACTTGAATGCTTCTACATCACCCTGTGTAAGTTCTACACCTTCTTGCTGTGCTGTATAAAGCATAAACGAGTCAAACATTGCATTAAATCTCAAGACCCGTTCTTTATTTGTTTCACCGCAGTTTAAAACTTCTGCTGCAACTAATGTAGCAATGTCTGTAAACTCTGTGATCATATCTGCTTTGTTCATCTCTTGACTCTTAGCAACACTAGGAATCAATAAAAAAAGTATTGCCAAGAATCTAACCATATCAACTTTCCCTAAAGATTTTATGAATGTCACGCAGTAGGTTCTTTGCTTCTACTGGTTCACGTTGGAATACATTACGACCTAAAATCATACCGTATCCACCTGCTTCTGCAATAAGTTTTGCATCACTAAGAATACTATCTACATCTTTCTTAGACCCACCAGAGAAGATTACAGGGATACCACACGCTGCTTTAATAACATTATTCACATCAGACGAACTTTTAGCATTAAATGGTAACTTAACTTTGATAACATCAGGTTCTAACTGTGCAGCAATATAGGCAGCGTGCATAACAGTTTTCATAGAGTTTTCTTCAAAGTCACCACCACGGGGATAGGACCAGAGAACAGTCTTTAGGTCATTATCTCTCCAAGCTCGATTAAGAAGTTGCTGGACACGACCAAAGTAGTCAATCATTTCGTCTTGATTGGATGAACCCGGATAGATTGTATAACCTACACCACCCATATTTTTATCTTTAGCATCACTCGTAGTTGCATAGACTGCCTGTGATGGTTCAAGGTCTTTGTTTAGATTATTACCATGATTCAGTTTCATAATAACATCTTTGGCAAGATGGGGATACTTTTCACAAAGCAGATTAGCAGTGCGTTTAGGCAGTGCTGTGCCTCCTACCAGACCTTCATGCAGCAGTTCTGCAATGTAGTCTACCTGATAGTCAATGTCCAGCATCTCAGGATGATCAGTAGCATAGAAAGCATCTACTGGACCATGCTCTATACCTTGGTCAATGGGAAGGATAATCGTATAGTTACCCTTCGCACCAAAACCTTCTTCACATAAACGCTTGTGTTTCATTCTCAACCTCTAATTGTTTGATACGATGTTGGCAATATTCTTCCAACTCTTTTAAATGTTCGATATCTTCGTGTCGTAGAATAATCTCCATTGCCCGAACAAAGTCATTAATTTGTTTAATTTCAAAATCATCCATTATAGCATTTATCCCATACCATGTAACCAAAACTTACGTCATCATCAGAGAAACCTTTCATGCCTTCAAGAACAGACATATACTTAGCAAACTCAATGATGCTTTCATCATTTACATTTACTTTGTATTCATTCCGGTCATAGCCAGTCTTCTTAGCAACAAACCGAACATACTTTTCAGTATCATTTTCTACAGGTGGAGCCCACTTGTAAATGGCTTCACTCAAAGAGAGTCCAGAGTAGAGGCGGTCCAGAAGATCAAACATAGCTGCATATCCCCATTCAGGAGCAGCGAACGACTCAAATCCAGACCCATTAGTAGTTTCACCATAGTAGGTTACCTTTGTCTTACGGATGTTGCCGGGATTGTTATTCCGAGTAGGAAGGTTAGTTGAAATGTTAGTGTAGTCATACTCACCGAAACTTACTTCGTTGCAGTCAAGTGTCTCATCTGCAAAGGCACCGTATGCCCAAAAACCTGCAATGAAAGAAAGAATGAAAATAACAATATAAAAAGTTTGCTTACGCATTTCAAATAACCTAAAAAATCAAAGTATATACATTATATAGTACATTGGCAGGGAGTTGTCAAGCCCCCTGCTAAACTTTTTTATGATTGTACTGGCAAAAATGCAGAAATCACAAAAAACAAAAACGAAGGCCAAAAGATTAGAGAGAATGCCCAACGGGTGAACTTGCGTCCTGCTTTACTGTTCATTCTTGCTGTTTTAGCAGTGTTGCGTTTAGAACCCCATTCTGTAGGATTCAGATATGCCAGAAACCAAAGAGCATTCAAAACATACCCCGGAGCCAAGAAAACATTTTTTAGAATATTCATAACAAACTTCCTTTCATAGAGAAGGGGAGCGGGATGCTCCCCATTTGGTTTTACATGTTTACTGCCAGTTCCAGTGCCTTCTTCTTGACATTCTGGTTCTGACCATACCAAGCAGACTGTAAACGGGTATCGCTGTTACGACCCAAAGTGTGATCGGTCATGTAGGTGACAGTGTTAAACAACTGCCAGAAGGTGCCTTCACCAAGAGCAGCACCAGCTTGTGTGTGCATTACTTCTTGTGCTTCACGGGACTTGTTAGAGTCACGGTCAGAGGCAGAAGGAAAGACTTGGTTGAAGTAGTTCAACATGTCATCAGTCGTGTAAGACTTCTGGCAGAGGTATTCTGCTGCTTCCTTGTAGGTCTCCAGCTTCTTGTGTGCCATGCCTAGAGTGGTCATAGCATCTTCAGCATTGAAGGGACGTTGGTGTCCCATACGGACATACTGGTCAACATTCTGGTTCAGGGAAAGAGTCAGAGTGTTATTACATACAACACGGATAGGAGTGAAACGCACGTCAATAGACTTGCCGTACTGGTGAGGGTTAGAGAACAAGAGGTAGGACTCAACAGAGTCTTCACCCTGTGCAGTCTTGATAGTAAACCCGTCATTGACCTTTGCCAATGCCCAGACCATCTTACCATCTTTGAGGGAACCAGCAGTATGCATCTTCATATCACCAGTATCAACAAACTCACGGAAGAATTCAAATGCTTCTGCATTCTGAACAGGGTTCCAGTCCTGACCTACAATGTCCATGACTTTGTTATCAGAAGAACGAACCAGAGCAGACTTACCGGGAACTTCACCCATCTCACCAAGGTCATCCATGTAATACATAGGTTGCTTGGTTACAGACCAGTCAAGACCAGCTGCTTCCATCATACCATCAGTAGTGATATCGTCAGAGACTTGCTGACCAAGACCATGCCAAGGCAGTTCACCTGCATAGGCCATCTGAGCAACACCGTTTACCATTTCGATTTCATGTGACATCTTGTATTTCCTTCTTTAAGATACTCTAAGATCATACTTCATTTAAAAACGATTGTCAAGCACTTTTTTGGAATGTATCCAAATAATTATTCATAGATTCTGTATACAGATTAGAAAGTGATGCTTGTGTATTTTCTGTAACATCTGATCCCATCTGCAATTCACACTCGTAGTAATCCCCCTCATGCAGCTGCATCACAGCACCATCTGCACCTTTTGTGTAAAGTTCTCGAGCCCGTTCATCAGTCACCAAAACAATCCGACGCTGACTAATATCCATAACCATCAACACATCGAAAGTTTTTTCTTTCTGGAAGTCTTTTACCGTCTTCGTTTGACTAAGAAAAGACTTTACTTTGAATTCATGGGTTGTAGTCCGAGGCTTATTCTTCATAACACCTTTGAAGAACATATCCTTGGCCATCTTCAACTCAATCTTAATATCTACACCATCAACCGTATAGATGAAGTCATAACCCTTTTGGTCAACTCGCTTGAGCAAAGAACAACGTTCTAATCCCAACTCCACTGCGATTGCACGGGTAAAGTTATCCGCAGCAGATGTAAACCCTTTATCACCATAAAGGTTATAGACGATTGAAAAGAATGAGTTCCAATCAGGAGCATCACTCTCAAAATGCTTGGCAACTTCATTAAGCGCATTCATAACTATTTCCTTCTTTAAGATACTCTTAGATACTACTTCATTTTAAAACGATTATCAAGCACTTTTTTAAATTATTTTTGCTTTTTCAATCCAAATCCATTCTTGAAGTTTTTCCTCATAGGTCCGTCCAGCAGACGTGCCTTCACAGTATTCTTCAAGGAACAGAACTGCTTCTTTAGCAGTAGCAAAAACTTGCATGTCTTTGCGGGTATTCATATTAGGTTTCACTTGGATAGCCATAGTATCGTTCTCCTTTATGCTGCCATACCGTAGACAGTGTAATCTTCACCGAAGATAGTGTTTTCAGGCACTTCAGCAAGAAATTCCTGAACTGCAACCTTCAAAGAACGCCAGTTAGGGGTGTAGTAGGTGCCTACAAACCACTTCTCTTGTTTAGCATCCCAAACGTAAAGGTATTCTTCACCACAACTGGCAATGGACAATTCTGTTGCATCCTTCATCTCAACTTGACCACCCTGCTCTTTGTAAACATTCTTCTCATCAGTAGCAGTCTCTTCTACAGTCTCTTTCAGACTGGACATGTTACCAAGAGCAACAAGGTCCATGATGGTGTCAGTGTCATTGTAATGCTCTTCAAGCATACCACCGACACACCAGAGACCACCATCCCAGTGACAGTAGGCAGAAGCAAAGTTCTTCCAATCGGAAGTGATCATAATATTAGCACGGGTAGCCATGGGGCAATTCCTTTCTTTAATTACTATGCGAACAGAATTTTCTCTGCCCACTCTACATAGGACTGCACTTCTTCAATGCCGTTGTCCCATGCACTTTGCTTGAGAGCAGACCGAATCTCAAGGTCTTCCATCATTTCCAACATTTGGATTGCTTCGTTGAAAGCAGCAACGTATACATTTTCAAGATTGGTCATGTCAAACTCTCTTTCTTTCAATCAACTTACATTATTAATATAAACATTTTGGTGGAGATTGCAACCCCTAAAAGACATTTTTTCATATTCTTTTAGGGGTGTGACATTTAGGACACTATCTAAACAGGCCATCCAG